CGGGCACTGGTCGAAGGTCTTGATGCTACTGTAGGACCACGTAATCATGTGTCTAACAACCAATTCCCAACAATAATAATCGCGGCCCAGAAGCCGGAACCGAATAATATCAATATCAAGCAGCCACTAATACCTAGCGGTTGCCCAAGCTCGTCACGCTGTCTTGGGTTTTTGTTCATCTTGTCTGTACCCTAAAACAGCATCCACGAGCCGGGTTCCCCATATACGGACCATAGAAGACCGGGACATCCCACGCTGTGCGCTGTACTGCATGAGTTCAATGCTGTCCTTATGGTGTGCTATATAGCGCTCTTCGTCTAGGCGGCGAGCCCAGTCCTGCATGGACTGCGTATCCTTTACGTCACGATCTCTGCTCGCCTTTTTGTATCTCCGCTCTCTCAGGTCTTTCAAGTAGTTCATGGGCGTATTGCTCTTACTTTGCTTGGTGTTTCAATTCGTTCCCCGGCGGGGTGGTAAGGCCAACCGTGAGATGCTTTAGGTGAGGGATCAGGATACCGCAGAGCCCATACGTTTTCCACATATTGTGTATCCGAACCCGCCATACTCCGCAGGTTGCTTAGTACGTCCCTAGCTGTTTCTAACATCACTATCCTCCTGACATTCGCGTATCACCGCAGCGTAGCCCGCGATATCAACTGCTGAATCCTCGTGACCCGGTGTTTGAACAAGTCTAGCCAGTTTAACGGCTACCATACAGCACGCAACCTGTACCGGGGTGATAGGCATCCCGAGACAAACGGCCCAAAGGGCCGCAATCCTGTCCATGTTCTGGCTCATGGGGCCATACGTCAGCCCCCGTTCCTTGATGACTTGGCTAGCTTTGAGCAGCATGTCCGATCCGATTGTCATTTCACCTTCCCCCGGTACTTTAGCGAACCAGCCTCGTTGTACGCCATACGGCAGTGCTCTTCGCAGTACGGGTACTTCTCTGTTTTCTTCTTGTCACAGTACATAAACCTATCCGTGTAGGGATCACCCAAAGGCCATCGGCAGTCGTTAGCCTTAAGCGCCATAGTGGCGGTGCACACATCACCCATAGGGACAGTCTCGTGCACAATAGGTCTAGGCGGCACTGGCTTAGACCTCGTCGTGGTTTTGCGTGAACCCTTTAGCTTCGGTTCCGCAGCAGGTCGAACAGCCTTAACCTTTTGTATCTTCTGCTTAACCGGTGCCCGCGCTGGTTCCCCCCGGGGCGTTAGCTTCAGCCTGTGGGCCTTACCAATAACTGCGTTCCTAGTCGCTCCAAGCTTGTCGCCAATACGCTGCGCGGTTCGCCCTTCGGCCCAATACCGTTCAAGCAGGGCGATCTTCGCCGGGGTCCAGAACGGGGTCATTTCAGGTTGCCTCCCGACTTCACGATGTCCCCGCCGTACACGTACGTACCCACGTGCTGCAACCGGAGGAACGGGTTGGCGTAAATCTTGCCGCCGTGCTTCCTGAACAGTTCGCAGAAGTGGTAGTCCTCAGACAGCAGAGCGCCGCCAGCGTCGATACTGGTAGCGAAGTACTCATGGATCAGCGGCTTGGCGTACTCACCGTTCTCGTCCTTGAAGGATGCTACGCGGTACGTAGGCACGTGGGGCTTCAGGTGTTCGAATACCCCCCGCTTGATTAGCATGAAGCCAGTACCGGCGTGGCGCACTTCGATCATGCCTTCAGGGTCAGTCTCTGCGTGGCCTGTGCCGATCATGTTGAACACGAAAGACCCAGCGTAGTCGTGCAAGCCTTCTTTGCCATCCTTCGCGGCCTTTTCTATCCGCGCCCAGTCCACTTCCTTCTTGGGGTAGATACCGCAGGCAACGTCCCTGTCAGCGGCAAGTAGAGTAAGTACAGCCTCGGCGGTAAAACCAACGTCTGCGTCGATAAACATAAGGTAGTCGTGGCCGCGCTCCAGAAACGCATTGGTCAGGTCGTTACGCGCCCGGGTAATCAGGCTTTCGTTCATCAGCTGCGCCCAGAACACCTGCACACCCATGTCACGCAGCTTGGACACGGCGGCGAGTAGGCCGCTTACGTAGTGCCCAGTACACATACCGCCGTACATCGGCGTGGCGATCATAATGCTAGGCTTCTTCTCGGGGTCTTTGACGGCTACTTTGATTTCGTCGGTCATTATATTTTTTCCACGTTTTCAAATTTATCTACGTTTATTAAAACTACAGTCTCTACGTCTTTCGGATCACCGCGATCATACCTGCCGCCCGTAGACACCGTGTGTTCAACAGGCAGGGTCACGCACCCTAGAAAATCCGACCACTGAACTAGCAGGATGGGAGTAAAGCCTTTACCGGCCCACTCACCCAGCGAAGTATATTTATCCAGACTGAGCATGTAGGTGCTGTACGCTTTACGTTTGTTATTGCGCGTCTTTACGCGGACAATCGCCCTACCCCGCTTATTACGCGCCAACATGAAGTCCGCATGAGCGTCGAGAGGAAGCCTAACTGCTTCGCACTTAATATGTTTGCACAGCTTGTCCACCGCTACCTGCGCGTTGAGTATGTCTTGTCCGGTTTGGTAGAAAGGACGAGGGCTCGTTGTGGTCACTTTTCTTTCCTTACTATGTACTGGTAACCCATGTGCACGGGCTTCAGTTGCTCCGCGAATATGTTGGTAAAGGCATCAACAGCCAGCTTGGGTCTGTGCAGCACGTCGCGGTTGTCGCCCCACAGGTAGTCATCGAATACCATGACGCCGTTGTCCTTGAGCATCGGCCAAGCTACGCAAGCATCGGTAAGCACGTCAGGCGCGGTATGCGAAGCATCTACATAGATGAAGTCAAACTGCGGCCCACCGGCCAGCTTGGTAATCGCTTCGTAGGAAGTCATCTTGAACTTGAGCACCGCCCGTTCAGGGTACTGCTCACCTAACAGGCGCAGGTTGTGGTCGTAGTTATCTTCGGCGTCTGACATCGCCAGTCCCATTATAAGGTGCTCCTCTGCACCTCCCCACGTATCAACAGAGATAAGTGTGCCGTCGTCTTCGAGCATGTTCTCCACGATCCATGCAGTGCTACGCCCTTCGAACGCGCCCAGTTCCAATAAGCGTTTACGTCCCGGTAGAGAAGGGACCAGTTGTTCCCATATAGCGGGTGACCAGTGGAACCAGTCTTGGGTGAACTTGAAGTCGGTCATGGTTTAGGGGCTTTCTGGTTCGTCATTCCTGTAAACAAATCCGTCTGCTCTGGATTAAGTAGGTGCTTCATTATCTGTTTGTGTATCCCATCGAGTGTTATATTACGGCGGGTGGTCTTTAGCGCGGTAAGTTCCTCCTCGTTCGCATGGGCTATACAATTCTTCTCCTCCATGTCCCATTCACCCCTGATAAACTCCTCAGGGTTGCTCTGCATACGGGCGATAAGTAGTTCGATAGCGGGGTGTAGTTCTTCAGTGTTCATGTGTTGGTTCCTTTAATAATGATACGCATCGCTGTCCCCGTATGTCTTTGCATCGGTTTCATTTTCCACCGCAAAGAACTGGGTCGAGCATTTAAAATCAGGCACCAGTAACGTCTTGGGTGATAGCGATGTGTCTATGATCCGCAGCCTATTGTTCGGGTAGGCGCAGTATTGCCCATTCTCCAGTTCAACGATGTTATTGCTTTTGTGTTCGCTGGGCGTCTCGCTGGTCGAGTAGTCAATGGTATCCGGCGCGGGGTGGTAGTTGTCCAGTGTGCAGACGTAGGTGCCGCGCATAGACCCGCCAGACTTCAGCCTAGCCTCGTATGACATCGAGGCGGTAAACTGTTTGATTACAGACACTACCCCATAATCCATGCAGTTCCAGAATTGCAGGTCGGTCAGCGGCAAATCTGGGTCAGGCGTTTTCGGTTCTGCCACGAAGGCAGACAGCGGCAGCTTGTCGAACATAGCTCCGTAATGCGGCAGGTACGTCTCAAAATACAAAGCCCGTCCGGGTATGCTCTTGGCGCAGACCCAAACCCCTTTGACAAACTCGCCATGCCCGTCCTCTAGGTCGCGCAGGTATTCTTTGCGGACCCAAACGTGCTGGGCGGGTAGGTTGGTTATTAGGTAGCTCATTCATCCTCCAGCGCGGCGTCGATCATGGTCTTCCACAGTTCGTCGTATGATGTGCATATGCCGTCCCGCAGGTCTGCTGCTGTTAACATCTCCCCACTAGGCTCCCGCATGGCGGCAATGGCGGCGCGGGCTATAGGTGTGTAGGTCTTCCAACGGTTTTCATCAGTCGCGCCTTCGGGCGGCACCAATGCCCAACCACGCCTATCCGCATCAATAGCCTTCGCTACCCGTTCGATCATGTCGGTCATACCAAAGCCCCGAGCAAAAATATAAGCACCGAGAGAACAATAACCCCCGCCGCCATAGCCCCCACGAAACCTGCGAGCAGAATGCCCAACTGGACCACCGCCCAACCCACAAGAAACACGGCGGCCACTCCCCCCCACATAGTAGCTAGAAACTTCAGTCCGCTTTTAATGTTCATCAGCAGTCTCCGTAGCTCTTACCCGCACCTGCTTCGCAGTTAAGCGGTAACTCCAGCGCCCAGTCGGGGCGCACGCGCATGAACATCTGGATATTCTCCAGTGCAACATCAACATCACTTTCGGGAACTACGCACCCGATAGCATCGTGCACCGTCATGACCACCTTGTACTTCTTGGCTATCAACAGCATCTGTTCGCCAATGATGATGCGGGCTAGAGCTTGGCAGACGTTTTCGATAACCTTGCCGCCGTAGATACGGTTAGGCACAGTCGTCTTGCCCTTCTTGGTATCGTAGACGTACTCGGACTTACCGTCGTCGTTGTTCTGCTTACGCAGGTTTGGGTAACGCAGGTACAGCCCGTTAGGCAGACGTATACCTTTCTCACCTTCAACTACCAGTACACCGTACTGCCCTAATGGGGTCGTCTTGTCACCTAGAACCGCATCCAACGCGACACCAGCTTCGCGCCACAGCTTAGTAATAGCCGGGTAAGACTTACGGTACACGTCGATAATAATACGCGCGTCGTCTTCGCTGATCTCAACGCCAAAGGTCTTCAGCTGCTTCTTGAACTTGGCAGCGCCCATACCGTAGCCGCACCCAAGGATCGTGGTCTTGCCGACGAACCGTTCGTCCTTTGTAACGTCCTCTTCCTTCTTGTCGTAAATTGCAGCCGCCATGATCTTGTACACGTCCATGCCCTTATCAAAGGCTTCGACCAAGTCATTCTGCCCTGCTAGCCACGCCAAAGTACGTGCTTCGATCTGGCTGCTGTCGCTGTCGATCATAACGTGACCCTTAGGGGCTAGCATTGCGAACTTAAGCGCTGACGCACGCGGCAGGTTCTGCATGTTCACCTTGTCGTCGCCTCCCCACCGTCCGGTGTGCGCTGCGTAGTAACGCAGGGGGATGGGCAGCTTGCCCCGCTTGGCTATGCCTATAAACCGCTCGGTCCTTGTCTCCTCCAGCGTAGACTTAATACCCAGACGCGCCGCCACCAGCGTTTGCACCCGTACATCTTCGTGCTCCAGCAGTGCCTTGAAGTCCTCGTCGGTCTTACCAAAGGCCCAAGTCTCCTTGCCCGTGGTTGGGCTGATCTTCACGGGCGGCTCAACGTTCATATTCTGCAACGCCAAAGCAAACTTTGGGTTAGACATAAGGACTTCTTGGTTAGCGGCGACGGAAAGAAGTAACTGCCCCTTACGTTGCTGAACGCTGAATAGATGGCCCTCCAGCTTCGCCGCATCTAGTTCTAGGGTTGGCTCCGTAAACATCCGTATGGTCAGGTCAATAAGCTTGAACTCGGACACAGGGAAGTCAGGGCCAAGGGTCTGGAACAGCTTGTAGGTAAGCTCGGTGTCGTTCTTGCAGTACGCACCGTACCTACGCAGGGATGCTTCGTCGAAGTCCAGCCGCCCTTTGCCTAGCGCGTTGATAACCTCGTCGCCCTTCTCGCCAAGCTTGTACTGCTTGACTAGGTTAGCAAGGCTGACACTACCCGCACCTAGCGCACGTGCCATGGACAGCGTATCCGCAATGCGCTTGGGCCTGATGTCGTACACCCAGTTAAGTATAGCCATGTCGAACACAGCGTTGTGGGCTACCGCTATCGCATTGTCCCAGTCGAACCGGTTAAGGAAGTTCTTGGTATCGGCCCATGACCCGCTGAACCAAACGGCAGGTGCGTCGTCCACCTTTACGGATACCCCTATCGTCTCGAACTCAGGCGAACGGACGTACTCCTCCGTCGTTATCTTGGATAACGAGAAGCTCTGGGAGTAGTAGGTTTCGAAGTCTAGGGTGATAATATTCATTATGAC